CGCCAGCCGTGCCGAAGATCAGGCGCTGCAGCGGCAGGAGCCAATAAACCTGCGCCAGATCGCCGCCGGTGGAGATGTCGCGCTGGATCGAGCCGCTATCGCCGGTAACGTCAAGTGAGTAGCCGGAATAATCGCCAGAGACCGAGCCCCAGAAGCGATCGTCTCGTGACCACCACAGCCGGCCATCGAAGAACGCAACCGCCGTTGGATAGCCACGCTTGTCGCTCCATTCGCCCTCGAGCCAGCTCTTGGTCGCCGCGACATTGCGAAAATCGGACAAGATCTCAACGTTGGCGACGGTCGAGGACACCACATTGGTCACGCGGCAGACGCCGGAACCGCTATCCTGCTCATAAGAGAGCGTCACCACAGCGGAGCCGGAAGTGTAGGACTTCATTTTGACGCGATACCAGGTGACGCTGTTATCGTCATTATCACCGCTGAAGGTCGTCGAGCCGGCGGCAGTGATCGTCGCCGAGGGTGGATCGTAATCGCTAAAACCTGTCGTCTCGCTGTCGAATGAGCGCTGGACCTGCAACGTGCCGACAAAGGTGCCGGCGACAGCGACGGAAAAAACCCGATCATTATGCGTCGCCGTCTTGATGCCGACAACGCGGATGGTCGCGGTGACCTCGTCCTGCGCACCCAGAGCGCAGGTTTGCACCACGGTTTCGTGCGTCAGGCGGAAGAGCGCGCCAACATGGGTACTCTTGAAGAACGAGTCGGAAGCCGTCAGTGTCGTATTGCCGTAAGTCGCGCCGGGCGTCAGGGTGATGTCAGCTGTGGCAGCAAGCGTGAAGGGGCCATCATCCGATCGATAATCCACCACCGACCAGCTGTGATTGCCACGACGTTCGATCTTCTGCTGCCTCGAACCATTGCGAGCGAGAAACGTCACATCGAGCGAACGATCAAAACGAATGGTCCTCAGCTCCGCCGCACCCCAGGGCGCATCGACTTCCATCGTGCCGGCGCCCTCAACGGCAATCGAGGTCACCACCGCCGCGCGCTGCAGCTTGGTTGAAAACTCGATATAATAGGGTGACACCGTCGGCGTGAAGACAAGCGAGTGCGTGCCCGGATCCAGCGAAGTCTCGGTAAGATAATCATCCTGGCCGAGTGCGCTGCCAATCTTGAACCTCACCGGACCGCGATCAACGATAATGCGCAGCGCATGCTCAACATTCAGGCTGGTCGTTGCCACCGCCTGATAAACGCGCGCCTTGCCGCCACGCGCCGGCGCTGCAAGCTGCAGAGCGCCAGAAAAACTCGCCGAGGCGTCGCCAGTCAGGACCGTCGTCCAGCTCGCCGAGGTCGCAAAGGTGCCATTGGCAATTGTCGAGCTAACCGCCGTGCGGGTTACCAGCTCGTCGTCAAACCACACCCGCAGCTTGCCGTCGTCGGAGCTATTGAAGGCGAGCTCGAGCACGGCCTTGGCGGTCAGCGTCTTGCTGAATGGCAGAAGCCGCGAGGCGCCATTCATTGCCTGGCCGAGGAGCTCACTGCCCGCACGCATGATCGCCTTACCGATCGTGTAAGGGAGGAGATTTTCCTGGATCTCACAATTCAGCCGCGTGCGCTCTATGTCGACACGGCTCAGCGCCGCCCGTGAGATTTCGCCAGCGTTGAAGGAGTGAACAAGAGGAGTCTGATCGCTCATCAGCTTACACTCAAGTAAAATGACATAAGAGAATTGCTTTGACCCTCGTCATTCATGTCTATTGCGGTGTCCTGCGGAGATGAATTATAGATCTTATATTTTAAGAAACCAGTCTCTGAGAAAGATAATTCGCCATCAGCTGCCGGGCTAAAGCTTCTTGTTCCAATTCCAGTTGAGGCAACATTGCCGTTTATGCCGTAGGCCGCGAGTACTACCAATGGAGCCGGGCCACCGGAGGCATTGCACGTCTGAGAGGAGGGATTGCCGTCAGTAATCTCCCCAGTAGAATCGTGAACGGTGACGCCAGTGATAGCCTTGTCGCCACGAAACACTGCAATAACCTGCGGATCTGTTGAGGCAGATAAGCCGAAGAGCGATGTTCCACCCTCGGTTCCATCGGCGACTTTTAGGAATATACTATGACGCATCGATCCGCCGGCTGAGTTGATCGCCTGCGTATTGATCTTGGTGAAACCAGACGGCGTGGTATCGGCTGGAGCAGCCGAGGTGGATGGATCGGTCGCCTTGCTAAGGAGGACGATCAGATCGCCGACATTGACGCCGGCCGGCGCCAGCGCGGTCGGGTTGCCCGTGCCGGAGCCAAAAAAACTGAGCGCAGTTGGGCCAGAACCCGCGCCACCGCCGGCGCCCGCCCCAGCCGCAATGAATTGGATGATGGACATCAGGTGGTTGCCGGACGCTGCATGGTAAGGGAAATGACGAGGCCCTTCGGCGCCGTCGAGGAGGGGACGACATTGACGTCGACCGTCAGCACATCGAAGGCGGACAGAACCCCAGAGGCCGTCGAAATCGCCACCGTCGTCGCTGCGGTACCGGAGTTGGTCTCGCCAACGTCGATGGTCAGCGCGGTGCCGAAGATGTTCGAGCCATTCTTCTGCACCTGGATCGAGGTGGGGCTGCCGCCAGATCCTTGCGTCTTGTGCGACGCTTCCGCCGCGACCACCTGGAACCCGTCCATGAAAGAGGGCACAGGAAAGAAGATGCCGCCAGCGCCGGCGCCGGTGGTTACCGCAGCGCTGGAGAGGAACGGCTGCAGGTTGAGAGAATGGCGCGCCGTCTCGGCGATCGACTGCGCCGTCGCGCGCGCCGCGGTCGAGGAATTCGAGGCATCCTGTAATGGCACCAGATCGGTGGTGCGGGCGGTAATGGTGCCTTCGGTGCCATTGAAGATGCCGTTGGTGCCGTTGGTGCCGTTGGAACCGTTAGCGCCAACCTGCGTGAAGGCAATGGCGTCGCTCTCCAGGCTGATCGGATTGGCCAGGCTGGCGCGCCAGAAAGTGTTGGCGTAGGTGTTGCCGCCGCGGACCAGCATCAGCACGCCGTCGGTGATATCGCCGGCGCCATCGAAATCGGCCGAGCGCGACCAGGTGCTCGCGCCAACATCATAGATGCCGTTCTCCGATGTGTCGGTCTGGTTACCGACCAGCACCCGCTTATCGACTGTTTCGTCACCATCGGCCACAGCAACGCCGTCGATGGTCTGGAAACCGAACAGGGTAAGATTGCCGGTACTCTTGGCCCGCACCGCCAGCTTGACGGAAAGCGAGCTCTTGACCCCGGTCAGGCGATCGAGCGTATCAACCACGGATGTATCCTGCCTTGCGCTGAGCGTTGATGGTGGATCGGCTACCGCCGCGAGACAGCGACAGACGGCCGGAACTCTGGGGAACGGGGGGCTGATTGCGCGCGTCGAAGCTGCGGGCTTCCACCAGCGCCTTCTTCTTCAGCTTGTAGAGAAGGTCGCGATCGGGGGCCTTCAGATTGCCGACCTTCGGGCCGGCCCGCCAGGCGAGCTCCAGCGAGAAGGCTGTCGCAAAATGCTCCGGATACTTGCCGACATCGAGCCCATAAGCGAGATCCTTCGACACATAGAGCACATAGAGCGGCTGGACGTCGGCGAGCCAGGTCTCGCCATATTCCTCGTAATAGAGGAAGGTGGTGACCTCGTTGAAGCGCTCATTGTCGGAGATCGCGACCAGCGAGACATAGTCGTCGGGGCGCTCGTAGACGTTGTTCCAGCCAAACTGGGTCTGCAGATCACTCGACGGCTCGAGCGCGGCCGCGCGCGAGGCAAAATTCCACAGCCCGCTCTCGAGCATATATTTCTGGGTCTGATCCCAGACGGCATCGAGATCGCGCCGCTCCGAGCGCTGATCGGTAAGGGCCTTGATGCGAGCGGCCTTGACGGCGAGTAGCGCATCATTGTAGATTTGCAGTTTCGTCGCCAAGGCCTAGCTCCTATTTCTGGGGTTTCGTCTGAGCCGCCGCGTGGGCCGCCCGCTCCTCGTCGGTCGGAAGACGCATGTTGATCTCGGCGAGGTACTCGCCCATGACCTTCTCGGCGTCCTCGCGGGTTTCCATGTCCTTCTGCACCTCGCCGCCATCGAGGCCGAGCAGGCGCCACTTCGTTGCCGGGATGTACTGGATCTTGACGAGCGGGGTGCCGGCCGGATCCATTGGCACGATGGAGGGTGTGGCGCGCGACTCGCGCAGCTCGCGGATGAACTTGAAGGGATCGTCGACCTTGGGGCCAGGATCACCATAGAGGAAACGCATCACGACGCCGCCGCCGGGCATTGACTGCACGGTGAGGTGCACATCGAACGAATTGTCGTAGGCGACGACGCGGACGATATCGAACTGATTGAGCTTGCGGCGAACATGGATCCAGAAGGTCGGATCGAACAGGTCCGCGAACTCGACGCCAGGATCGAGCCGCTCGAAATATTGCTGGAATTTGAACTGGAACTGAGACTGCGGCGCCATTGCAGCCGGGCGCATGGCCTTTTCCATGGGAAAAACCTTTCAGATGTCGCTTGTGATTATTGGGAGG